CTAAAAAAACAGAAATGTATTAGGACCTATCTTATTATGTAATTGTGGACTTTTTTGTAATGCCATATAAAAAGCAATAGTTTCACTTGATAACTTCCTATTGATGGCTAAACGTGATATATCTGATACTAGTTCCTTTGCAACTGGGACATAATAGTCATTGTTCTCTAGTGCCATTTTGGCTTTTAGCATTAGTTCTCGCTCACTTTGAGGTGTGTTAGTGTCTAAAATAAGTTTGTAGATATTTTCAAGCAACCAATCTTTAGTAAGTTTCTTCTTCATGATCTGGCTCACTTTCTAAGTACCTACTGCCACCAATACCACCGAGTACACCAATCAGAATAAGGATTATCAATTTACTTATCTTTTTCATTTTATTGCCTCACTGTTAGCTTATTTCTTCAAAAGTAAAGTAATTATCAAGGTCATCTAGTATATACTTAACTAATCTATACGGTAACATAACTACTTTAAGTAGAAAATCAGCTATACCTCACTATAATAAGCCCCATGTGTTGTTTAATACCTAAATGATACTACTCTAAGGCTTTAAGTACAATAGGTTCATCGCATTATGAAAGAAGTCTTTCACTTTAATAAAAAGCCCGCGTTTTTTTCATTTTTAGAAAGGTACTATATCCTAACTTGACCAATGGTTAGTTATAACCACGCCTTAAAACCTTGATATATAAGTGATTAATAGTATTCTCTTGTTTTCAATACTGCTCAACTTTGCTCTAATTCCTTATGATTAATTTAGCTAGTTCCTGTTTATGTAATGATGTTAGTCTATTATTTGATATATTTGTTTCAATAGAGACGATTTCCCTTTTCAAGCCACCCGATTGACTTAATAGCATGATGTCCGATTGTTCTTTATTATCTAGGTTGTTAATCTTGTTAGTTGTTGCCTGTCTTTGATTGCTAAGTGTTTCATATCTAAGCCTTTTAGGTCATTTGATAATAATATTAATATGTTTCAAGTCTTTAAGTCCTGTTATGTATTCATGTTTTTAACCGCCGTTCATGTCATTTTTCTTATATTGTAAGTATAGCGATAGTTACAGCCTTTTCCATATCTTTGGAATATGAAAAATTATGAAAATATTATTTATGATTTATATACTGATATTTTCTAGTAAATAGGTTGAGATTGCCAACCTAAGGCAAGGTAAAATTTTTAAGTGAGTAAATACCTTTGAAACGTTGGTATAATTGAGTTTATAGCAATTTAAAAGCAGGATAAAATTAGCAAAAATTAGCCTATATATGGTATAATATAGTTAGAAATTCTTATCAAAGTGCTACTATCGTGGGTGCTTTTTGTTGTCTTGGTCACTGGAAACAGTGGCTTTTTATATTTTCAATATTATGTTAAGATATAGAAAAAACTAAATTATATAAAGGAAGAAGTTTTCTAACTTTATGGTGCTATATTTTTTTACCGCTCTGTCATAGGGTGGTTTTTTCTTGTCCTTTTGGGGTGTACATTGACTAAAAAAGACCCGAAAACGCCTACATTATAGGGTTTTTGTTTCTTCAAAAATTTTAAAAACGGATATTTTTGCACAGAAAAGGGCGCGTTCTTTTGTTTAATCTTAGGCATAGCCCCGTTAAAAAGAAGCGGGGGTAGTCTGGTACTATACTATGATGTTATATGAATAATGTAGTAAAAAGTAGTGTATATATACAAAAACAATAGAATAGTAATACTATTATATGATTTAGATAATACAAAATAGTTCCGATTGTTTCCGTTAGTCAACCAATGAAACAGAATTGCTTTTATTACGCTGTGAGAGCCTCTCACTTGCATTCTAAGCCACTTGATTAGTTATCTGATATGATATTCATTTTAAAATAATATATCTCATATCGCTTTATATAGACGATTAAAAGGAAATTACTAAACGTAATTACTTTTCTTTTTATAGTTGTCTTTTCTATGCCAAATACCGATAGCAATTATTACTAATTCATCATCAAAGATATCACAAATAACACGATAGTCACCTATACGATATCATCATAATCCTTTTATATTGGCCAGTGAGAGCTTTACCTAAATGTCTTGGATTGCTAAGGTTGTCTAATTGCTTTTGACGTCATCACTAATAACTAGCTTATAGGTCATTCTCTAGCTCTATAATAATGTCATCAATGCTGTGAGTGATTGGGTTCTTCTTAAAGTTCTCATAAGCTTCAAGACCTTCTTCATAGTCTAAGTGGTCTTTTATCTGTTCTTTTAAAGATGTTTTGAATAACTCTGATAACGGTTCCCCGTATGGAAAGAATAGCTTCTAAAAAGTTTTTCTTCTTCTTCATTTAATCTAAATGATATGGTAGCTATAATTTTATACCTCCTACCTTCATGTAATGTATTCTTATCAATTGATAAAATAATGATTTTCAGTGTTATCTATGTTTAAATATAGTTGTTTGTTCTTTTTGTGGTTTGTTCAGAATTTGAACAAACTTGTTCTAGTGTTATATATGTCTCTATATAGTTGCTTGTAAACAACAAAAGGAAGCTACTACCTATTTTTTTATACCGCTATACTGTTTATATTTTTTCCTAAAGTTAGGAGCATGTTTCTTTTCTGTTAAGTCTCTTTCTATTTTTGATAACATTTTTTCCAATTTAATTTCTTCTAAAGTCAATTTCTTTTTCATATCGTTACCCGTTTCAATAATGATTTAATCTATTTCATGTAAGCTATTGTTATTTAGCAATTATTTTAATTAAGTTTTCTCTAGTTATGATTAAGTTTGTGACAGTTTTTAGATGCCATTTTATAGGGCAATTTCTGTTTCAAGTGTCAAAAAAAATGGGAGAGAGTTGCGCAATAGGAGTACAACCGTTATTCTGACACTGTTTCTAGGTGTTTCACAGGGGGGTATCTTGTTTCACAGGTTTGTGATATAGAAACTTATGAACTGAAGGCTATTTACAAGATAAGCATGATTACAAAACAGCCACTTTTAAGCTACAAAAACCTTTCCATTCTACCCGCTCAACTGGTCTTATTTTTTATTATTCATTTTATATTTTTTGATTGTTGTTCATCTTAATGAATAAGCATACGTTCTAAGAATGATTGTTCTTTTTTTTAATTCCTAAGCGCTGTGTCAAGTGTGATGACTGAATTTCATTGAATAAAAATCTAGCAGTTCATAAGTTTCATAAAAGCCATGGTTTTAAGTTTTAATTTTGATAGTTACCACCTTTAACCCTAGTATCTGAATAAGTTGGATTTTTAATCAAGCTTTTTCTAGTTGCTTCTATATCTTCTTTTAGCAACTGAATTTTTTTAGGAATATATTTCAATTCATTAAGTAAGTTTCTTGCAAAAATAGACCCCCAATCTAATCAATATTAGTTAATTGTTGTTAGCCTAAGTTAGTATTTAGATACTAAATATTACTAAACAAAAAGCCTTATAAACCGCTATTTCACTAGAGTTCTAGGCAATTTGTTTTAATAAAAATTTCAATTGCTAGGTTTCTAAAAGCTAACGTGTGAAAAAATGTACAATACAGCGGGAAGGTCTTAATTAAAATTTCTTAACGTTCCCACCCCCCCTATCTACTTTAACAAGTGATTGCCTATAAAACACTGTTAATTTATTCATTGATAAAGCTGTTTTGTTGCTTATCTGTCCCATAAAGGAATGATATCTATTCTGTTTCTATCACCTAAGCTATATATCTTATTAAAATCACATGCTTTTTGTGTCTCAATTTTTACATTCCTTTTAATTAACTTACTTTTGGTTTTATATTATAAGCTGATATGCCAACATTTGCCAACATTCCAAAAGTTAGCAAAGTTAAAAATAATAAAAAGATTATCCTGTTTTGGTGTTGAGATTGCTATTATAAGACAAGGTTAAGTTTTTAAGTGGCTGATTATACTTAAAGTGTTGGTATATATAGTTTATAGCAGTTTAAAAAAGAGGGCGGAAGTTGGCAATTGTTAGCTATTATAGGAGCGTGTTAGCTTAGTTAATGCTTGCTTATGTACTTTAAGAAGTTTGCTTTTAGACAGTGCCAGCTCTGTGCTTACCTCTTCCCAAGTCATACCCTCACTATACCTAAATAGCATAACTTTTATTTGCTCGTTATCCTTTAGACTGTATATCTTATCAATGGTTGCGTTCTTTTCAGCTATCAGCTCATTAGATATATTAGGCATGTCCTCTGTGGTCATTAGCTCTATTAATAGCTTTATTGATTTTAAGTTTTTCAATTCTTGTTTAATATCCATGTTATCCCCACCCCAAAATAAATGCAAGCTGGTTAAGTATTGAGTACTTAACTCTTTTTAATTTCAAACTTGAATAGTTTAGTTGTTCTTGGATTTCTTCCCAGCTCTTCCCACCTATCCACCTTTGATTAAATACTGTTAATAGTTCATCATTTAAGACACTTAACAGCTCGTTCACGGCCTCTTTGTTGGCCTCAAGGCTCTTTATTCGTGTGTCTGTGTCAAACTCTCCTATAAGCCATTCTGTGCGTTTATTTACACGATTAGAACGCCCGCCGCCTATATTTATATCTGTGTGGTGTTTGGTTTCAATCTCGAGCTTTCTGCGTGCAATTCTGTTATCAATAAAGCGGTAGGCCATAAGTAACTGGTCAAGTGCCTTGTATTGACTGGTTGAATAAATTTCTAGTTTCATATCACTCCTTTGGGGTAGTATGTCAGGTAAAAAAGTCTTATAAATGCTTATAATATAGGCTTTCTATTGTTTTTAAAAATTTTAAAAAGGGAATTTATCGTACAGATTTGTCCGCGTTCTTAAGTTTCCGAACATTCATAGCCCCGTTAAAAATCGATGGGGGTATTTACGAACTTTAAAACTTCACGATTATAATACTGTTGTATGATAAAGATAATACAATTTAAGACAAGTTTCAAACGGATAACAATTGTATCATTCAATCACTATCATAAGTTCTAGCTTGCTTTATAAGACTTTTTAACTAATATAATAACTATATATATATCTTTTGTGTTTCATGTGTTATATCAATGATAAAGAGGAATAACAGTTAAGTTATTCCAATTAGTTGTTATTTCATTTGGTTTAGCAAGTGTTTTGGTATTTTATCCATATAATCAAGATTGACTTCTTTTGTTAGATATTGTTGAGATATATCATTAAAGATTTTATTCAAGTCTAAGTCACTCTCATACTCAACAATCAAGCCTTCAGCAAAACCATAATCTTTAATTTTGAAACTTGGTTCTGCAAAAGTTTCATTCATATATTTATTTATTGCATAGCTTATTTTATCTGATACGTCTTTGCGAAATGTAATAACAGAATATTCGCGCTTTGTTTGTTCCATGTTATTCCCTTCGATAGTTAAATGATATTGTTTGAGTAATAGTTCACAGCTTCTTTGACTTCGTCATCTGTTAGCTTTGAGTTGGCAATTGCTTCAGGTTTCTTTAGAAGATATGGATTAGTTATCCTATCGAATACTTCGGTTAAGTCCATGCTACTTGCATACTCTATGGTTAAGCCCGCTTTGTCATTCATATAGTTAATATTGTACACTGGTTCTATATAGGCGCCCCTCATATAGCCATCTATTGCGTTTCTCAATAACTTTGTTGTTTCAGCTTCATTGGTTGTTACTGTATATTTTCGCTTCATGTTATCCCTTTTTCTTACTTCATTAATTTACTTAATAGCCCACTTTTTGGCTTGTTACCTTTAACAGCTTCACGTTTTCGCAATGCTTCTTCATATAATCCAACCAGCTCATTTGGTACAAGTATTTCTTTATCATCTGATTTGTAAAATCTAATATAATTTGTTTCAGGTGTACGATAGCCAAGTTGTCCGACAATTTTATTATCTGAGATTTCTCTATCTAATTCATAGAAGCCAGTGGAGGCGATTTCTTTTTTTAGTTGGTCTAGTTTCTCTTTTAATCTTACGTTATGTTCAACTGCCAGATTAATAAGCTTTTCCTTTGTCTCATTGTATTCTTGCCCTAGCCTTTGGGCTTCTTTGTCATTGTTCAATTGTTCGGAAAAGTAGATGTCTATTAATAAGGGAATAGCGTTAAAACTGGAAACTAATTCTTGATAAGCTTCCATAGCATTCTCAGTTTCTTGTATTTCTAATTTAGCAATTTCTTTTTGAAGTCTAAGAACCTTACTTTTTTTCCCTGGGCTGTCTTCTTTGTTGTTTAATTCATCCAATTCATTTTGTAATTTTTTTATTTGAAAAGTGTAAATAGAATAATCTTCATGTTCTTTTTTCACTTTTTCGATTTGTTGTTTAATTTCTTTAATTTCTACCATGGTTTTCCTCTTTCTATTTGTACATGACTATTAGTGATAGGAGTGTTGTTAGGTTCTCATAATCGCCTGTCATTGCTTCCTGATATTTAATATCAGCGAATTGTTTTTTCAGCCATAAAGTCATTTACACGGGTTTCAAAATCAATCAATTTTTTTTGTGACCTTGATAAAATACTTTATTTTTCATAGTTGCCACCTTTCAGAATTAAGGTTTCTTTTAAGTTTTTCATGTTTATTATTCCTTTTTCTATATTTATTTTAAAATGTAACCCTACCATTTGGCTCACGTTTTACCTCTTGATAGGGTTACTTGCTTCCCACTGTACTTAGTTTATTACGTCAATAGCATCACCCTTTCAAAATAGGAGTTTACTTTTTATTAGATGTTAGCCACCAATAATATAACTATGAATACCGTCAAATTCTTTATTAGTGTCTAATTCTTTAACTAAGTCAATAACGTCATCACCTAACAGCTCAATGGTTTCAAAGCCATGTTGGTCGGATAATGGCAATGGTTCATCACTTAACAATCTGTCAGCATAGTCTAATAACTCTAACTCATAAGCGATAATGTCATTAATCAAAGTATCTTTATCTAATTCTTGCAACTGTGACACGCGCATGTCATGATAGCTTAATCTGAAAGTGTCAGGCTCATATTCTGCCTCATGCTTAACATAAGCTTCTTGCAATTTTTGAATTGTACTGCTAGCAATCGTGTCCTGTGGTGATACGTATAGGACAACCGTGTCAGGGAGTTGTTCAAAGATAAAGTTATTGCCATTGGTCAAGTCATCATCTAAGTTCTCAGTGAATGCTTGCGCCTCTCCTAGGGTGTTAAATGAACCAATTAAAGCGGTATAAGTGTCTAGGTCACCTTTGATAGTTAGGTCGTCATCTTCAAAGTCATCTTCATAATCTTCAAAGTCGTCTGTGTGGTTAAGTGAATTGGTGATACGTTCAAAGCTTTCTGTTAAGTCTTTATCGCTGGTATATTCTGCCTTAAGATTACCGTTACCCGTGTAAGTGATATCAATAGCTGATTGTTCATAGGTGCCAATCATATAGCCAATGAGTGCGCTTCCTGCTTTCTGTGCTTGTTCAAAGTTAGGAAGTGTAGTAGTGAAAGTAAATGTTTTTGGTGTATCTGATAATGTTTTCATGTTGTAATATCTTTCTAGGCTTTCAAGCCATTGTGCTCGAACCTCTAGCAGTCCTTTATATCTGCCAATAGTTCGGGTAGTGAATAGGTGTATGTTAGTGATTGTCATTGTACACGACCATGATAAAGGGTCGCTCTTCATCTCCCTGTATTTTAATATTAATAACTTGTTTATCAGTCATAAAGTCGTTAACACGCGCTTCAAATTCAATAAGCGATTCTTTTCCACGGTATTCAGAACCCGATTTAGGTTCGCGGTAAAATAGTTCAATTTTCATTGTTTTAACCTCTTTCAATAATATAATTCTTTTTTTTATACGCTTTTGCTATTTTTTTATACGCTTTTTTTAGAAGTGTATAGCGATTCAGCCCTTTAGCCCCAAGGGGTTTATACACTTATCGCGCTTTATACGCTTTTTTTTGAAATTCTATATTCTTTATATATTTTTATATCTTTAGTTATATAAAAGTTTTTAACTTAAAATATAGTGTATAAAGTGTATAAAGTGTATAAAGTTATTGATATGACTGGTGCGGATTGCTATACACTTTTTTTATAAGTGTATAAAATTTTAAGAAAGTGTATAAAGTTAGTTGTTTTTATAGTTAGCATTCCAGTAACCGCGTTCATTTTTTGTTTTCCTTTGGTTAATGGTTTCAGCTCTGCCATTGCCATAGTCTTTCATGGCATAATGTGGCAAGTCATCTTTGGGATAAAAATTAGTATGGTGTTCCCTACCTTTTGGAATTATCCTCTGACCTGTTTTGATATAGTCTGGTAAGTTGGTTTTAATCTCCCTATGCAATGCCATTTCAGTTTTAAAGCTTCTTAAATTATTATATTCAAGATAATTTTTCCATACGTGCCAAACAAAGCTGTTGGGAATGAATTCACTGTTAAGACTATCTGTAAAAAAGTCTTCAATAAATGCTAATACGGGGTTAATCTCTAATAGATAATCATGTACAAGCTCTTTACTACTTTTTGGGTATATCTCTTTTGTTGGTGTTTCGATAGCCAGTTTCAAGATATATTCTAGGACGTCTCTTCTATTAATGTAATTTTTCTTGATAGCTTTGTTTGGTTTGTTCTTGTACTTGCTAGTAAACGGGATAATCATCAAGCGCCTTGATATAGCATCCTTGTCGCCGTCCATGATAGGAAGCCCGTTGGATGATTGAATAACGGTCATCTGTAAACGTAAGCTATAAGGTTTTAACCCTTTTTCTTCAATGGTCATGATGTCGCCTGTGGTTAAGCTAAAAAGCTCTGATGTGTCTTTAATCATTGCGTTTTGTTGAATATCGTCCCCAATAACAATAGACTTCCCAAGTAGTATAGAAGTAGTAAACCGACTTCTTGCCAGCTCTGTTATCTTTAAACTTGCTACATTATCAAGCCCCACTAGATTAATGATAAACTGTTGTAATGTGCCTTTACCTGTTCCCCCCGCCCCATATAGCCAAAAGATACGCTCTAGAGGTTCATTAGTTATGCATGCTTTAAACATTTGGATAACAAGGTCATACATTTCAATATCATTGTCAAATAGCTCTTTCAGCCATTTAGTAGGCTTCCACCCGTTTATTTCTGGCTCTGTTGCTTCTGGGTTGTAGTTTGTTTCAATCTTACGAGTAACAGGAATGTCAGGACTAAAATTATAAAATTTGTTAGTCTTATAACTAAAAACACAGTTACCTAGTGCGGTATATTCTGGGTTTAGCTCTTTGAGTGGGCTTTTTCGTCCGATAATATAAAGAATGTTTTTGGCTACGTTTTCAACTATCCCCGCTTTTATGATATTCATTAAATCTTTAATAAGTTCGTTATCTTGCATATAATAACCCTTATCAGGATTATAGAAGTACAAGGGCGCTTGTTGGTTAACGTTTGCGGGTTTAATTCTGATAAAACGGATGTACTTTTTTATTAGAATTGCCACGGATAAGGCTTCTTTGGGTAAAGCATTCGCCTTTTTACCATCAGCATATTCTTCAATGTCTTTTGCTGTCATCATTCCTTTAGATAATGCTTCTTTATTCTTGGGGTCATTTTTAAACTCTTGATATGCTTCATTGTATGCCTGTTCTTTAATAGCTTCACAAATATCAAAGAATTGACCTCTAATATTTTTAAATGTAGTTAAATATAATTCAGTGCCTTTCACTTCTTCAAACTTTTCAGCATATTGTTGTAACTCTTGCTTATCTATAATGTTTTCCCTCTCTTTCTCATTTCAGCTTGTAAGATACTTTTGAAAGTGGTATCTAATTCCTCAATGGTTAACGGTGGCTCTGTGTTCTCATTCGCGATTAAAGCTAAGTCATAAGCCATTTTGATATCACAATTCACGTATTTATTTAGGAGTAACCCCACAAATTTAGTCATTGCAACATTGCGCCCGCCCTCTGTGCCATATCCATTGAATAAAGTGTTTATTATTTTCATTGTTATGGATAATTGACCGTTTGGGAGTGTGAAACTGTTTGACGTTGGCTGTGTCGTCACTGTTTGACCTCTGATAGTTGGGAAGTCAGTCCCAAGGTTAACAACTCGGTCATATTGGTCAACCTCTAGGCGCGTGACGGGGAGCCCTTGTAATTGTGACCATGTTACAGAAGTTTGGTCAAAAGGTAAGCCAATCAAGTCAGCTAACTGGTTAACAGTTTCTTTGTAGTCAGGTTTTGTCAGGTTTTTATCTGGTTTCACTACAAGGCGATACCGTGGCTTTTCGGGCGTGTGTTTAATAGTCGGGTACAAAATATAAGAGTAGTCGCTTAAAACGCTGTGAATGGTATCTTTGAACGTTTCAGCACTAACAGGAATGTCATCATAGTCAATGAAAACTAAATCACGATATAACAGGTTTTCGTTATTGCGCTTGATAGTTCCATTTTTTTCAGCTTTGACTTTTCCAGATATGCAGTAAGGTGCATTAGACTTTTTAAATTCTTCAATGGTCATATTCTCGGGCGGTTTCATTGGTTTAAATTGTGCGATATAGTCAAACGGTGTTAAGTTGCCTTTGTATGGATATAGGAGCGAACTAAAACCAATGCTTTCATAAATAGCCATTATCTCACCCCCAAGAATTGCAATATATCACTAACACGGTAGAAGACTTTTCTGGTATCTTCTAATGGTGGAATGTATCGGGGTAACCCGTTATTTTCCCATTTTCTCAAAGTGTTATAGTCTATACCTAGCTCTTTTTTAAGGTCGGTTTGAGTGATTAAACCTAGTAGTCGCGGTTCTGGTTTGGTGTAATTGTCTAAGAAAGTAGTAACAGTAATAGCCACTTCCTTTTTTATTTCGTTTTCTGCTTCTTTAGATAGCCAAGTCATTGGTTAACCTCCTAGTTATAATACTTACTTTGTGATTGCATGTAAGCCCCATATAAAGGGTTCCCCGTTGGTTTTGGTTCTTGTTTGATATCTTGTAACTCAATAGCTGTATAGCTCTTGAAATGGTTTAAAATGACCATGAGAAGAAGTAGCACCAAAAGAGTGCCAAGGTATTGCATAGGTGTTAGATTCAATTCATTAATCATTTTTTAGCACCTCTAATTCATGTTTATCATCAGCATTTAAAAGATAACAAGCGACTTCATCCAACTTTCTAGAAATGTTTTCATTCAAAGTGTAGTTAGTAGTGAAAAATTGTCTAGCTATCCATTGAAAAGTTAAGTCGTCTTTTCTTTCAGTAAATTCAAGCCCTTGAATGGCTACGTTAACCATATCTAACTGATAAATGATTTCATTTAATTCAGCTCCTAGCTTATTCAGGTCTTTAACAGTTAATAACACTTCATTTTTTTCTTGTTTCATTGCCTTGTCTCCTATGGTCAAATTTAGTCAAATATGTTATAATTAAGGTAATAAAAAAATTATGTAACTCCCTTGCTTGCTTGCGGGTGGGTTTGTATTTTATTATTTTCATATTCTTAAAAGCCTATTCAGTCGCCAAACTTTTTAAGGCTTTTTTTGTTGCTCCCTTGTATGTTTTAGGAGTCTTTATGCTCTAGGTGTATAAATACCTTGTTAATATAGTGGGGATAGCTTTTGCCCTATGTTATCGGTCAATTTCTGCTTAAATTACGTTTTAACCTGTCAGCCATTTCTTGTTTTTGTTTATCGGTCATTTTTCTTTTATTTTTAACAAACGGATTAACTGAAAAGTCATCTAAATTTGATAATGTCGCTCGGACAGATATGCAATTAGTTCCGTCTAATTCTTTAGTGATAACGTCAAACGCTTCAGGGGTTTTCATTATCTTTGTAATGTGTCGCCTTACGTTGCTTTCAAATTGCCAGCTGTTAGACTGTTCATCATAGATGATGACCGTTTCCCTTTCCTCGGGTAAGTATGCCATAGGTTTATACCTCCTATTACGCTTTACAGCGCTTTTTTATTCTTCGCTTTCAGCTTCTTCAGTTAGATATTCATCTTTCATGCAATTGATTAATTTTTCTAACAATGCCCCGTCAACTGAATAGCCGAATGATCCTCTTACATTGTTGTATAAAATACGGTCATCAATTTCATTGATTAAGTCATTATATTTTTCTTTAAATTCCATAATTTTCATTTTGTTTTTTCTCTCTTTCTTATTATCACGCGCATTCAGGCGCTTTTTTTAATTTTTGTTGTAGATTGAATCTGATACACTGATATTTAATCCAAACTTTTCTTTGATTCCCATAAGTTCAACGGTGTCATCTAAAACAGTTCCCCTAGCAACTAACATATCTGGGGTCATTTCTGATTTTTTCACCATTTTTGAATATCCAAACTTATTGGAAACAGCTTTATTTGTGATTGTGTTAGCTTTAATCAAGTCTTTTTTAGATATCCTACCTAATCTATTTGACAATTTTGCCATGGCTTCTTTTTGGTGTTCTTTATCCAACATTCTAAAGATTTCAAAACCCTCTAAGCCAGTTGCTTGTCTTAACTGTTTAATAGTTTCATATACCCATAACTTGAATGATTTTGCTTCTGGTTTACGACTTGAAAAGATAGCTTCATAAATTCCAAACTCGTTAACGATTAATGCTTTTTGATTTCTCCCCATACTATCAATTATGGTCACCCTTGAAAGGTGGTCATTTTCTAAACGAGATTTCACTTTATCGGTTCTAAGGCTAAGCGCTTTCGCTATATCAGCAAGGACCGCCCACCATTCACCGTTATACTCTACAAAACGGATATCATATCTATTCCAATGTTCAATTTTCATATAGTTACCTTTCTTTTGCCCCGTCAATGTAAACTAGTTCCATGGGTCTCCTTTCTAGTCTTCAATTAAAAAGTTCATAACACTAGCAAAGATTTTTTTTGGTGCATCATAATCGCCTTGCTCAATCTTTTGTAATGTTCGCGGTGTTACGTTCATTCTTTTAGCTGTTTCAGACTTTGTTAAGTCAAGACGTCCTCGTTTAACTCTGACTTTTTCAGCGTGTTCGATAGTTATAAGCATCTGTTCACCTCCTTTTGTTCTATTTTTACACAATTTACTTGTGCTTTATTTTATTTTAACACAATAAAATTGTGTGTCAAGGTTTTACTTTTTTAAATTTTACACATATTAATTGTGTAAAATGGTTTAACCGTGCTATAATCTTATACGAAAGGTGCTTTATACATGAATATACTAAAAAAGTTAAGGGAAGAAAGTTCCTTAACACAGCAAGAGTTAGCAAAAAAAATAGGAGTACATTATAGAACCATTCAAAATTGGGAAAATGGGGAGGTTCAAATAAAATCAGATAAAGCTGAACAGTTAGCTGACTATTTTGGTGTTTCGGCTGCTTATCTGCTCGGATATAGTGGAGATAAAAAAAATGAAATTAGTGATATTGAGTTTAATAGATTAATTTGGAGGTATTTTGATAGTTTTAGGGGAAAGGAATTTGATAAAGGATTTTTATCTAAAGAAAGAAGTATTGTAAACGATCTAAATAAAATCATTGAAATTAATGAAGATACCGAATTAAGCGATGACAAAAAAGAAGAAAAGATATCTAATTTAGTAAATAATTTAATAAGACAATTTTCATTGTATAGTGTTTTTGTAAGGGAAAAAATATTTGAATTAAAAAATAAAAATGATTAAGTTAACTCACTAAATTTAATTTATAACCCTACAATTCCCAACAATCAGTAACGCCAATTACTGACTTTACCAATCTAATTCCTTTACTTGCTTGCGGGTGGTTAGAAGAGGTAAGAATATGAAAATATTAGAGTACAAGAAAAAAGACGGTACAATTATATACCGTTCCCAAATTTATCTAGGTGTTGACCGTATCACTGGTAAGAAAGTAAATACTAGGGTAACTGGTCGGACACGTAAAGAAGTTAATATAAAAGCTAAACAAGTTAAATTTGATTTTATGAGTAATGGCTCAACCGTTTCAAAAGTTAAAGCTATATCAACTTATAAAGAGCTAGCGCTTTTATGGTGGGATAGTTATAAGCATACTGTAAAACCAAACTCGTACTTGTTAATAAAAGGCATGTTGAAAAATCACTTAATTAAACATTTCGGGGATTATCGTTTGGATAAGCTTACGCCCTCAATTATTCAGCAAGTTTTTAATGAATATGGCAATAGTTACAATAGGGGCGATAGTGATTCTTATGCTAGTTATGGAATGCTACATTCATTTAATAAACGTATCTTACAATATGGGGTAGTTATTCAAGTGTTAGAAAGCAACCCCGCGCGTGATGTCGTTATTCCTAGAAAAAAATCTAAAGAAAAGAAAATAAAATATCTTGATAACAATGATTTGAAAATGTTTTTAGACCACCTTGATTCACTTGACACTGGTAAGTATCAATTACTATATGAAGTTACCTTATACAAGTTTTTACTTGCTACGGGGCTACGTATAGGCGAAGCGTGTGCGCTCAATTGGTCAGATATTGATATAGATAATGCAACCGTTACCGTCTCAAAAACTTTAAACGCCCTTAGAGAAGTAAATAGTCCGAAGTCAAAAGCGGGCAATAGGCTTCTTGATATTGACAGCGAGACAATAATAATGCTAAAAGAATATAAAAAGCGCCAAACATTGGAAGCGTGGAAACTGGGGAAGAGTGAAACGGTCGTTTTTTCTAACTTTATTGACAAATACCCTGATATGAATTGTTTAAGGTCACGATTAAAACGTCACTACAAAGAAATAGAGTTAGCTAACTATGGCTTTCATATATTCCGTCACACTCATGCCAGTTTGTTATTGAACGCAGGAATCCCTTACAAAGAACTACAGTATAGGCTAGGTCATTCCACTTTAGCAATGACTATGGACACTTATTCCCATTTATCAAAAGATAGTAACAAAAAAGCCGTCTCATACTTTGAAATGGCAATTAATGCTATTTAG